TCGTCGATCCGGATTTGGGTGGCTGAGTTCACGATATTCGCCTCGGTCGCGGAGCGGTCAGCGGAGCCTGGTGCATACTCGCCGAACTGGTTGACGCCGAGGCCGAGAAGTTCTTGGATTTCCTGCGAGAGCACGCCGCCCGCACTCTCAAGTATCTGAATGATCTGCGAGAGGCCACCATGCGTGAGTTCTTTGACTCCGTTGATATTCTTGACATGGATAACGCCGCCAGAGTTCCCGTCGATGAGTTTGGACTCCTCGTCGGGACTGACTGCGCCGATCTCGCTAAACATCTTCGCGATAGCGACGCGACGATGATTGCGAAGCTGAGTCCGTATCTCGTTCACTTCACCCTGCTGCGGAGCGAGGATTTGCGAGTCACTGATCCCCCAGAAAACTTCGTCATCGTTGTTGAAGATGAGAGGATAGTAGTTGAGGCGACCGGCGCGTTGAAGCTCGTCTTCCTCGCAGAAGAGAACTTTGTCCTCGACTTTCGTGTTGACGGCGTGGGGGGCCATGACGAAGACGAGGCCGGTCTTCTTATCTCTAATCTCCCAGAGGATCACACCTGCGCGGTTACGCTCGGTCAGCGACTGAGTGCGTGCGAGGAGCCGTCCCTCCGTGACACCTGACATGATACCGTCGGTGTTGGTGAAGCGCGGGTCGGCCTTGATGTCGTCGAGAGTGCGCACGTCCTCGAAGCACACCCAGCGGGCCGAGTGAATGTCCACAGTGCCGTGCGGGACGACGACTTGGCCCGGATGCGCGGCGAGCAACCACGGCATGTTGGGATGGACGAGATCGTTGTACTCGACGCGGCGTTGGACTTTTCGGCCGCCTATGTCGGGGGCTTCGGTTGAGATGTCGTCGGGGGTGGGAGTGTGTTCTGCGCCATAGCCAAGACGCAGCCCACCCGTACCGAACATGACGCCATGTTGCACCGCCTTTTTCATAGACCCTTTGACGCCCATCACGTCGATGAGTTTGTTGTCCGCGCGTTCGAGGAGTTTCGAGAGCAGCATGTTCTCGATGCCAGGCTTGGAGGGAGTGATGCTGACGGACGGATTGCGATAGTAGATACGGGGGATCAGTGTCCGCATCATTTTGAAATACACGTTGGAGGGGAGGATGTCGGGACGCCACTCGCCACGATACCAGCGCCGCCACGTGGGCCACGACTCCTCGTGCGCGTAGGTGCGGCGGAAGGTCTTGCCTTTGGCGACAGCTTCGATCCAGTATTGAGGGATCGGTTTGCCAGAGGACGTGTAGCCGTCGCGAGGAGTGTCAGCCATCAGAGCCAGTCCCACTCTTTCAGTTGCGCGATGTCGTTATTGACACGTGCTCCTATGTCGGTGCGGTACTGCTTCGACGAGACTTTGATCTTGTCGAGGAGGCGGTAGACGCGTCGCCGCGCTTCGTAGGTGTAGTCGGGCCGACTGCGCTTCCCGTTGTTAAGCGGTTTGGGTGGTGTAACAGCTCCAATTGCTGTTGCCTTAAGTAAGACTCCGTCTCCGCCGGCGGTGACGAACTCTCCACCGTCCTTTGCAAGGTCTGTGAGAAATAAGTGTAGTAGTGTGTCGTCGTCAATGCCGAGGACCGGCTCGCCACCGCTGTCACGATCAGGTCTCCTCATAGGCCAGGGGGGGATGGAGAGGCGGACGGCGATCATCGTGTCAGCCGTGAGCGCCATGTCGCGCTTCGTCCCCATCGCGATGTCGAAGAGGAAGTCGCCCGCTGGCTCGTCGAGCCCCTCGAAGAGCGCCTCGACGGCGTCATAGCCCATACGCGAGGTGACTTCTAGAGCCCACGCGCCGTCAGCGTTGACAATGGTATTGATATCGAACGGGCCACGGTAGCCAAGCATTCGGAGGAACGGTTCTGTGCGCTCAATCGTGTCGCGCGTGAGTCGGTTGGAGTCGGCCCGCAGTACCACGTTGCCCATACAGCCCGTGTTCTGGCCGAGATCACCCGCGAGGAACCGCTTGTCCTCAAACGTGTGGTTGAACGGCTTGACGAACGAACTCCCATTGAACCAGCCCTCCGTCGAGACTTCGACGCCACTGACAATTCGTTGGATGATGCCACTGCACTCGGGCGGTAGCTGGCGCACGGCGCGGGGCCAGAGTAGTTCGTCCTTCACCACGGCGGTCTTCGCCGTCGATATGTTGCCGTTCGCTTTGACTACCCACCCGTCCCCCCAGCCGTGTTGAGTGGTGAGTTTGAGTGCGTCGGCGGGCTTGTCGAAGTAGTACGTCTCCGGCGTCTTGATCCCGGCGCGCTCGAAGAGTTCCATGCCCTTGCGACGATCTAGCTCGATGGTGTCGAGGGCTCGTGAGAAGCCGATGCAAGGGCGATTGGTCTGACGGACAATATCTTCATATCGGCCGAGCCCGACGCAGTCGGCGATAACAAGGTCTGCACGACGTATCGCTGATCGCCAATCTCCCACTCGGCCGACAATACCTCGGCCCGCGTTCTTGAAACGGTCGTCGGCGACATAGACATCGACGTTGTGCCCTTCTAGCACGAGACGCTGCGCGACACCGAGCCCGTCACCTTCTTTAGAGATGAAGAGGACGCGCACGTCAAACTCCTACGTCGTACCAGTCAGACAGCTTCCCGCACTGTCCGCACCGGAAACACACCCACACCGAACCGTCGCGCCATTCACTCTCGACAGTGCCGATATTCCATCCGAGCCAGTGCTCGATTCTATGCCACCACATGCGCATCAGTGAAACCTCTCCGGCGTCCCAAAGACTTCGCGCTCACGCCCCTGCTCGCCGAACAGCGCCTCGAACGAGAACGGGTCGCGCTCTTTTACTCGCTCATACGAGTCGTAGGCTTGCTCCCAGTCCGCGCCGACGGAGCCAATGACACCCGCCCGCTCGGCCACGACAGCCGCCATGCAAGTCGCCATAACGCGATCGTCCTTGCAGCCGTTGTCTGCCTCTGCCTTGCCGTCCTTCTCGATGAACGTCGCAAGTTCACTCTTCAAAAGTGGCGAATGGATCGTCCATTCTGTCGCGAGTATCTCACGCGCCGTGCCGAGGATGATGCCGCGACTCGACGCCGTCGTAAGCGTGCCGTAGTGTGATAGGTGCGAGAGTACATGTTGCGTAGACTCCTCGCCACGCGACCCACGATGGACCAGCCAGACCGGATATACGTCCAGCAGCCGGGCGAGAGTAGTGCCGCCATGATTATTGCGCTCGACGTTGATGTACGCAAAGTTGAACCTCTTGCCGAGTTGAGCCAGAACTTCACCGAACTCCGGCGGCTCGACGGTGCCGCTCGCGTACTCAGCGACTTGGCACTGGGCGACGAGGTCGAACACTTGAGCGACGGAGTTGTCTGCGCCTACGCCGCCAGCGGGGTCCGCGCCGATGGTGTAGATGTGGCCGGGGAGAGGATGCGGGGCGAGAACATGAAGTTGCGTTGACTCTCTCGTCCATGCGGCAGTCTCCTCGAACCTGACTCGGCGGAAGAACCCAAACCCCTTTGACTGAAAGCACTCGTCGAAGTCGAACGGATACGCCTCTGCGAACGCGTGGAGGTCGAGTTCGTAGTCGATTGTGAGGCGCTCACGGCGCCACTGGAGTTGCTCGGCGGAGACGCCGCGAGCGAGGAGCGCAGGCTCGCCGAGGTCTTCTTGCACCCCCGTCAAGAAGTGGGAGCGCGCTTCCTCGCTCGCGAACGGGATGGAGTATTCGGGCGCGTCGGGCCACGCGAAGAAGTGGAGTGTGAACCCCACGCCCTCCCGGGCACGGACGCACTGGCGGTGGAACCAGTTGCCTACACCGTTGCCCGTAGACTCAACCGTGATTTCGCCGTGTTCAGCGGCGGGAAATGTACCACGTACGATGGACTCGGGATCAGGATAACGCGACACTTCAGACAGATGTAAGTCGGTAATAGTATCGCCGTGTCCGAAGGATCGGCTTCCAGCGGTGCCGATGTAGATAGTGCTATTAGTCTTCTTGAACACGATTGCACGTTGCGAGTTCGTGCCGAGCACTGGTTTGACATCGGAGGGCAACTTCAAGTTTTCGAGGATGTAGTGGGCGCGGCCGAGCAAACGAGTCGTCGCCTCGGCCTCGTGAGAGATGATGACGCAGGTGCGGTTCTGCTCCGTGAGACATTTCGCGACGAACCGGGCGATGATGTAGGAGGAGACGCCTTCCTGCCGAGCTTTCGGGACGATGTTGCGGCGAGTCCAGCCTGCGTCAAGCCGCGCTTGCACGTCGTTGAGTCGGAAGTCACACGCGACGCCACTCTTGTCCACTATGCGGAACATCGCCTCGATGACAGTGCGGTAGGGGGAGGACGTGTTCATGTCTTACACACGCATAGAACGGTCGCACTGCTCAGCGTAATGATCGACACAAGTGCCGCATCTGGATGGGGGTGAAGCGAACTGCATACTAGTGCGAATATCCCAACGCTGCCGAGTCCGGCCGTAGTGACTCGCAGCAATATACGCGCGAGCAGTCGAAACGCTTGACCGATTGGGGGAGGCGGGGGAAATCCTAGCGATGCGTTCAACAAAATCTCCTCATTTAAATGCAGCGATAACGGCCGCTCGTCTATCTGCCGTTGTCGTAAATGTTGGATTTCTAGTCGCTTTAGTCGTCTGGATTTCGTAAGCAGATGCTAGAGCATCATGTACGTTCGATTGCCAAGCCCCTTGGTCTAAGATTGCGCCGGTGTCAACCGAAGCCGTACCTGTCCAAGAGTCACCCACTGCGAAGACTAGAAGCTCTCCGTCTAGTGCTGGAGCAACGCTGCCTGTTTGGAGAGTGGTGCCCGAACTTGTCTGTGCGCCATTCTCTACGTCGAAAGGAGCCGTTAAGTTTGACCCGGAGAAGGCTAGCACTGCTAGGGAAGCCCCCCCGCTAGGATTGCTGGTGAAGGTGTGGCTGGCGTCAACAATAGCGTTTTTAGCGTAGAGAATGCGAAGAGTAGGACCAGTGTTCTGTCCAGTTAGAGGAGTCCAAATGTTTGACTTACTGTCAGACAACGCCCCACCACTGGCGCCTCCTTCCGTGATAACTATGATGAGATCGGCGCCACGGGTGTCAATCGCGTTAGTCGTCACTGACGAGCAGAAGAGGCCAGTACATTGTTTGAATGTGTGATTTACTAGCACATAAGGGCCAGCACTCCCTCCAACTTTAGGGAAGACCGTCTCAGGCGTGAATATACTCGACGCCGACGCCGCCGCCGTGGCAAGCGCGAACGAGAGTGCGAGAGCGAGAAGTCGGCGCGTCATTGGTAGTTCGCCACACGATAGCCAGACGTGCCATTGATCCGCCAGATTGAGATGGCGAACTTGTGGCCGTTGGTGGTGTCGAGAGCGTCGCCGGTCGAAGTGCCAACCGCGAAGCCGGAGAACGTGATTGTACCCGCCGACCCGTTGTTGATCGTTTGGACGATGCAGGAGCCGTCAGCGGCAGGTGCCGCGAGTGTGAACGCACCGCCGTTAGTGAGGTATTGGAGGGGAGACGTGCCGCAGTCGATGGTAGTGGTGCCACTCGACACGGTGCCGATGGAGAGCGAAGTGACGTTCGCGCCGCCCGAGAGCGTCTGATCGGGAGTGGTGAGAGAGGCGAGAGTGACAGAGGCGTCAGGCACAGTCCACGTTCGGGCCGCCGAAGGCCCCGCGACCGTGATGACTTGAGGGATGATTGGGACGTTCGTGGTCGAGCCGGGAAGATTGACGGTGAAGTTCGACGCGCCCGCGTTCAGCGACGTGAACGTCGTCTTACCCGTCGAAGAGCCGAGGAGAGCGAGGTCGCTGTTGTTCACCGTCATCAGCGCGGTGCGAGTCTCGGCGACATCGAAGTACGACACGTCGGTCGGGAGATGCGCGGCGGTGAGGCGGGTGGCGCTCTGGAGTACGCCGCTCGTCTCGATGAGTACGTCGCCCGACGTGCCACCAGTGACAGTGGTGGAACCGATCGTGACGCCAGCAGCAGTGGCCGACACGGCGCACGTTGAGCCAAGCGCGCACGGCACGCCGTTGACGGTTGTGGCGTCTGAGATCGCGTAGGGGGAACGCGTCGTGCCGCTGATATTGCCGAGCACAGTGCCGTTGGGGATTTTACCTGGATAATCGGCGAACACAGCCGCGCTGCCCGCGCCGAGGAGGAGCGCGAGCGACCAGAGCGCGAGACGCTGACGGCGCGCACTGCGCGCACGACGGCTACGACGGGAGGGCCGTACCTGCATAGGAGTCATGGCACCCACTTCAAGCTGACGAAGTTAAGATGACTTTCGAGTGCGACGAGAGCAGCCCCGATGCCCATAGCGATGTAGACAGAGCGTTCGACACGACTTAAGCGCGATTGGTTCTCCCGGTGCATGTCTTCACGCGCTGCGTCTTGCCGCGCTAGTTCCTCTCGTATCTCTTCTCGGTCGCGTTCACATTGACTGATATGCGCCATCAGTCGCTCCTGAATTGGGCAGTCGTGCGCGTTCAATTCCACGCCTCAAGGGTGACGATGGAAGTGCCCGCGCAGATAATCGAGAGCGTGTCGGTGGCGAGCGGCGCGACGACGAGGACGGGGGCGAGTTCGGCGTGGATCATGATCGCGGACGTGCCGTTGGTCGTGTCGCCCGTTGGGATGACAGCGGTGGCGTTGAAGTTAATGTAGAGCGGACCGGCCGACGCGTTGATGCGGAAGATGGTGGCTTTGTTGCCGTCAGCGTCAACGGGGGGCGTGATCGCTTCGGCGGTGTTCGCGGCGAGTGAGCGCGAGTCGCACCAGTCCGCAGTGGGGAGGACGGAGGGGATTTGAGTACCTTGTTGACGAGCGAGCGGCACGAGACGAGTGATTGTAGGCATACCTTCCTCCAAAATGAGATGGAACAACTCGTCTTCGGTGAGGATGCGCGCTCCGCGTTCGGTGAGGAGTGGAACCTGCGTCACACTAAGGCTCCGCTGACGACGATGGTGTTAGTCACGGGACCGAGGATGTAGAAGACAGCACCCGCCGCTGCTCCTGTGTGGCCGCTTGGAGCGACAAGCGTGGGACCAGCGCCGACTGCTACAGTGCTGCTGCCGATGAGGTCGATGACGGTGCAGACGAAGCCGGCAGTGACAACTCCGGCGTTGACAGTGATCGCGGTGGGAGCGATGCCGGAGAGGACGAGGAACTTGCCGTTGTCAGACGCAGCGAGGTCGTAAGTGGCCGCCGTGACTGTGTGGACGTTGACAGAGTTGCCGCCGAGATTGGCGAGGAGTGCGAGCGTCGGGTCGGTGGCGAAGAGTTCGGAGACTTTCTTGCCGACTGTCACGTCGCGCACTCCCAGATCAGGGCGGGGTTAGGGCAGTGGGAGGAGCCACCGCACGCGGAGAGGGTGAGGAGGAGAGCGAGGGCGAGGAGGCGGAGAGCGGTCACGGCGCTAGCATCCCGTCATCGGATTGGAGCGCCGAAAACGCCCCAGCCGAGTAGACCGATAAGGATGAAGAAGACAAGACTGAATGGTCCGTATGGCTGCACGGCGCGGTTGCGCCAGTACCAGCCGCCAGAGAACACAAGCGAGATGACGTAGAATATCCAGAACCAGATGCCTGCGTTCATGGTGCGGGCTCCTTAGGAGGAGTGGGGAGAGAAGCAGCTATCGTCGCGTCTTTCTTCTGGCTCGACTCGGAGGAGCCGAAGTAGTAGCCAACGACAGTGGCGAACTGGCCGATGATAGCGCCGATAATCATGCTTTGAGAGGAGTTATCGCCGCGCCAGAAAGCGAGTGCGAGAGCGATGCCGAGGAGGAGATAGACGAACGCGCCGAGCGATGCTTTGACTTGCCAGGGCATGTCGGCGGCGGCGGCGGTCATAATCCAGAGGTTCCTCTACCTAGCTTCGCTTCAAGTTCACCTGTAGTCGGGCGCGTGGCTTCGAGGACTTTGATCCGGTCTTCGAGTCGATCGTCATCGCGACGCGACTGGTCTACCGATTGTTGAAGTCCTACGCGCATCCTATCCATCTCAGCCCGCACAGCATTGCGGAACTCCTCGTGCTCGCGGATCGAGAGCGACTTGTCGAACGAGCGCACGAGGAACGAGATGCCAGCGATGAGAAGTGCGCCGATGGAGAGAACTACTTGCCAGTCCATTCATACCGCACTCCTCCAAATGTACTGCCACGCACGATTGAAGCGGCGACGCAGACGAAGTGAGCGACCCTCGATGGGCCACCGCACGCGTCTACGTCGCCAGCACATGTTACGGAGCCGGCGTCGAAGTCGCCGGAGTGTCCCGCGTCACGATGGCCTTGAGTGCGTCGATGTCGCCAGAGACTTCGGCGGTGGCAGCGTCGATAGCAGCTTGGTTGCCGCCGCTCTGCGCAGCGAGGAGTGCGGCGAAGTTCTCGTCCATACGAGCGGCGACTTCGCCGATCTCGGTTTTGAGTGCGGCGAGGGCGGTGGTGAGGCCGGATAAGTCGGACATGATACTCTCCAAGCGTTGCAGAAGCTCCATTCGTAGTGCGCGTGCCCAGGCCGGAGCGAAAGACCAGGGGGACCAGTTCATGCGTCGATGTCGGGAGTGGAGGCGACAACAGAGGTGCGTGTAGCTTCACCGCCTTCGGCGGCACCGCCCACGTTCACCTGCACGTTGACGTTGAGGCCGGCGAGGAGTTGAGCAGCGACATCTTCGGCCGTGAGACGGGTCTGCGGCACGGGGTCTTTCGCGAACCC